TAAAGAAGCAACGCTCTTCTTCAGTCATATCAAGCTGAAGATCAGCACCGCCGTCTTTACGCTCCTTCATCTCTAAGACTTTCATTCTTTCCTCGCTATCAAATCAAAAAACTTCTCTGCATCTAAAACAACTAAAGGTTTCTTGCCGTTTTGCTTGACAACAGCAACCGGTTCATGGTTGCCGTGTGTCTTTGCTTGTTCATAATAATTATAAACTGCTACTTTGGCAAGACTCTTACATTCAAACTGATACGGTATTGCGTCTCTTGCCGCTGGACTTAGCTTGACATCTTCCCCGCCGGCTCCCATTGATGTGCTTACGAGGTCTCCGGGGCGTAGTTGAGGAAACCTTTTTTGCAGTTGTTCCACTACCCACTTTTGGAGATTTCTTCCTTTTGCTTTTGCTGATTGGGGCTTCATCCTTTGTTTCCTCTAACTGTTGCGTCAAAATCCAAGACTTCGGAATGCTGATACGATTGTTGCATTCGTGATCAGATACGGTTCCTGCGACACAAATTGCGTCATCGGTCTCGCCAACAAGAAAGCCAACGGTGACACAATGTGCAATATCTACTTTGGGTTCATCCCAGCCAGCGTCGGCTTGAGCGTCAATCCAAGTAATCTTTATAACAGGACAATCCTGTAACTTCACTTTACTGGCGGATGCCATACTTGCTTCTCCTCTCTTAAAATCCAAAGTAATCGAGCATTTTCAAGCACTCTGGCTTCATCGCCATCGTACGCTTTCAACACAGCTTCGTACATCTCTAATTCAGTATTACAGTCCGCTAACAACTTCTTAGACTTCACCGGACCAATTCCTTGTAAACCTTTAATGTTATCAACCTTATCTCCAGTAAGGATCTGAAGGTAGAAGTTACGGATAGCCTCTTCTTCGGTAACGAAGTATTTTTCTTCTTTAACGAAGTTGTAGTGATGACCACGAATCATGTTGAGGTCTTTGTCGATACTGACAATGATTGTCTCTTCTGGTTCGTTTCGGTAGGCTTCAATACCGATTGCATCATCTGCTTCCATTCCATCTACTACTTCAAATCCCCAAGCTCTTTCCATGTACTCACGAAGTAACTGAAAATGATAAGGCTTTTCAGCGACTCGTGTGCCCTTGTACGGAGCAGTAATAGCAATCTCATTTCTGAAATTACCTTTACCTGTGAGATAGCCCCAAACTTCGTCGATGCCTTCTTGCATAGATAAATTATCAAGGAATTCCGACAGCCGTGCTAAAGCAAACTCTGCCGGATCTCCTTCCGATGCAAAGCCGAATCGATATACAAGAATATCAGCGTCGACTAGGGCTTTCATAGAGGAATATCATCCTCTTCCAACTCCGCAGAACTGCCATTATAAACCTTTAGGTCTGTGACAACTAAACGGTGTAAAGAAGGTGAAATTCCCTTACGAGACTGAAACTTCCACTCATAGGGTTTAATATAAGCGGTTGCTCTAGATCCGTTAGCGATTAAGTCGGTGATTTGCTTGCCGGCTGAATCAAAAGCTTTAATTTCGTTAATGCTTTTAACGGTGATGTACCAGCCTTTCTCAGGCTTGTCTTCACGATTAAGAGCTTTGATGCCTACTTCTTCTAGGGCAGCGACAGCTTTCTCGGACAGATTGGTGAGATCGACTTGATAGCGATCAGACATTTCTGACTTCTTATTTAAGAATGCCCATTGAATTTCTGCTTCCATCTTAATGGGTTTTTCGAGATTACTCATTTTAACTCCTATAAAATTACTGCGTTAATAAATACTACTTAGTGATGCTTTCCGGAGAAAGCTTTCATTTCATCGATCCCGTCCATTGTTTCTTCGACTAGTCCGTCTGCGGCTGCGATTAAGCAGTCAAGAGTAGTCTCTAAATCAACAGAGGTTCCGATAGAAAATGTGCGATCGGTGTACAAAGTAATGATGACCTGACCTTCTACTTCTTTATCTGCTAATGCGTCTCTTTCCATGTAGCACCTATCTTGTATTCCCCAGTCAAGGGGCAATTCATTTTAAATTCCAACCCAGCATTCTGTATTGCTCGAACACCGGACTGACCTACTTCATCGGCATACTGCTCAGGAACTTCTACTTGCCATTCATCGTGAACATTAGCTACAAATTTAAACGGTATTTTGCGATTTGTCAAGTCCCTGTGGAGTAAAACCAACGCTTTTTTCATGACTATCGCACCAGCGCCTTGCAGTAGCGTGTTGAGCGCCGAATGCTCCGACCGAACGAGTAACTTGCGTCCGTCAACGGCGAGAAGGACACCCCTCGCAGCATACGCTTTAGCCACTTTTTCTCTGAGCCTTTCGAGTTTCGGCGTGTTGCGTAGAAAATTAGTAATGAGCTTCTGTCCCTCTTTCGCTGAGCCTCCAACAATCTTCCCGATCTTGGCAGCTCCTGCACCATAGAGGAAGGCATAGATAAAAGTCTTAGCTTGATTCCTCGTTTCCAATCCTGCCGCTGTTTGATTGGCTGTGTGTATGTCGCCGGATACAACTTCATTCGTATATTCATTATCATTCATGTAGTGCGCCAACATCCGCAACTCTAAACCGCTTGCATCGATGCCAACTAGCTTACATCCTTTCTCAACTGTCCAAAGATTCCTACATTCTGCACCGTAGATAGCACCGGTGTTAGGTACTTGCGCCATGTTAGGACTGTGATGCGTCATGCGTCCTGTCACAGCCCCGTTGGTGATTACTTTGCCATGCACACGACCGTCTGCTTGGATATGTTCAATCCAGCTTTCGATCTGTGCAATACGCTTTTGTAGCATCAAGTATTCTGCTATGGCTTTCGCTTCGGGGAAGTCGAGACCTTCGAGCGTGGTTTCGTCGACGATGACGCTGCCTTTTTCGGTGAACTTTTCCGGCTTCCAACCCTTCTCAATGAGCCTTTCTGCGATTTGCTGGCGGCTGCCGGGGTTGAACGGCTCGATGATGTCTTTAAGCGGCTTGCCGGTTGTTTTGTGGGTGCGACCAGAAGTGATGCGGGGAGGAAAAATCCCTTGCATTTCAACCGTAATAGCGTCCAGCTTAGCTTTAAGTTCAGCCAGTAGTTGCATAGCAGATTGCTCATCGAATTTGAAACCGTTTCGTTCTTGTACTGCGATGATTGCTTGGACTTCATGTTCTAACTCCTGTGATTGTGTTGAAAATTCTTGTCGCTTTAATTCAGCTTCAAGGTAGTTGTAAATCCGGTGTAATACTTCCACATCTTGTTTGCAATACTGCACCATCTCATCCAACGACTGCGTTTGTAAATCAAAATCAATAAACTCACTCTTCTGTATGCCTAGCAGTTTCCCTAGATTTGCTAGACTGTGACCTCCTTCGAGACTTGGATTTAGTAAGCGGCTTAGCACGAGTGTATCTCTGACTCTCTTCAATGTAATCTGACATTTCCATAACTTGTTCAGTAAGTAGAAATCGAATGCGATCCCATTGTGAGCCACTATCAAACTCGCTGCCTTTATGTACTCCGACAAGTCTTTTGCTTCTTTCCATGTTCTTACCTCTTGAGTGTCTAAATCTTTTGTAACGACGCACCAAATCTTGCTATGGTCTAGCGTAGTTTCGATGTCCAATAATAGTCGCATACAGTTATCTTACTTTATGTGCTAGGTTTTTGTCAACAAATATTAAATTGAAACCGCATTTAATTATAGAATAATATCCTACATTGTGCATCAGTGTACGGATGTCTTCTTCGCTATAGGGTTGAATCTCAACGCATACAACCTTAAATGGATAGCGCCGAAAATCAATGCTCTGTAAGACCTCAAAGTCCATACCCTCGATGTCAATCGACAGGAAGTCTGGTACTCTTCTGTGGTGTAGGATTTGCTCTACGGTAAAGATTGGTAACTGCCGAACTTCAGTGATAGCAAACTCCGGATAATCCATCACAAAACCCTCAGCAACCTCCTTAATGAAGCTATTTCGACCAGATTCGCAGTCAATCATGTAAAAATCTTGGAATCCTGACTTAATACCCACACCAACATTAAGGTTAATATCTTGCGGTCTCTGCTCTAGGAATAGCTTGTGGAGAATAGGATTTGCTTCAACATTAATACCACGAGAACCAGTGTCATAGAACAGCTTAGTATTACTGATATTCTGCGGATGGTGCGCTCCCAAATCCAAGTATGAAGGATTACCAATACCGAGACTGTGAAAGATAGCCCGAATAACAAGATCATCTCCATGTTGAGCATAGGTTGTATCTCCAAATAATTGATCAGGATGAGCCATTAATGTTTTCCTCTCTCCGCACTAATCAGTTGATGGCGCATCGCTTCCAGCTCCGCCAATGCCATCATCAACTCCGTCTGTGTCTTGATTAACTCGTCTTGTACGATCCTCAGTTGTTTTCGTAAGTCTTGCTCTAACTGCTCTTGGTCGTCCTGATTCATTTGCTTCCTCCATTTCCATAGGTTGTTCCAGTTGAACAGATTCAGTGGTGGGCACTTCCACACCATTTTCTAACTCCCCAATATATTCTTCTAAATACTGTATGTACTCCTTTTGCTTATACAGTTCCTCAATACATCCTTGTGCTAACTCAAATACTCTTTTTGTTACATCATCCACGAAATCATTCCCGATAAGTAAAAGAATACTGCTACTAACTCAACAATCAAAAGAGGATTATCTCGTTGCTTCCATCCCGCCCAAGCCCACATCGCACTACCAACCGCACTGAGAACAATGTTAATCGGATAATAGTTAAAGCTGGTTAATGCAATACCGGCTAGGCAAAGATATGTTGCCACCCATTTAAAGGCTAACAATCATTTCTCCATTTGTCAAGAGTTAAATCTAAAGCTGTCCCATCAAGCCATTCCCATGTGGTCATTTTACTATCGCAAAGAACTACCATCGGAGCATAAGCTGATTGAGGCACATCCCAAGCCGAGTTACGAAGCCAAAGATACCGTTCAGAATTATTAAAGATTTCTTTATTATCCTGAATCCTACTAAAGACATCTTTATTAAGCTCTTTAAGTCTTTCGATTTCACTACACAAATCGGTAATAATCTTCCGTGTTACATGGTAGTCGTCGGTCTTAGCGTACTTCAAGGCTCTTTCTAGTAAATCATCTTTCATATAGTTTCCTTTATTTCTAACATTCTTCCGGTTGATGGATTGTAAAGTAATTCTCCCGCACCGCCTGTGTAGCCGCTAAAGCGGTTCTTCAAGACCCTAACATGAGTAGTGTTTCTCTCAATAGGGTCGGTGGCTTGTCCATTACGCTCTAAGCCGATCACGATGTCCGACAGTTGTGCTATCGAGCCTGAACCACGAAGTTGAGCCAGAGAAGTTACTGCGCCTTCCTCGTGTCCTTTAGCATCAGGTCGTTTAAGATGACTGACGCAGATCAGGCTGATACCGGTCTCCTGAACCAGCATTCGCAAACGAGTCATAATAGCATCAAGTGCCTTGCGTTCATCACCAACATCGCCACCGCTAACAATGATACTAATGTGATCCAAAACCACATAACCACATCCAAGTCCTTTAGCCATATAGCGAACCCGATTGACAATATTGTCAAGAGTGCTACTACCGAAATGATCAAAAAGATACAAGCGATCAGTTCCCAAGGTGCGAGTAAATCCATCTCTAAGTTCCTCCTCTGTAACATCCACATCAGGTAAGTGAATAGGTTTGTTCAACGCCAATGACATCAGCGATCTTGCAGTCTTACGAACTCCTTCTTCCAAGAACATCATGCCGATATTGTCCTCGGTCTTTGAGAGAATATGCCATACGATCTCACGCAAGAACTGTGATTTACCCAAGCCTGATCCGGCAGTAATCATCACTAACTCGCCCTTGCGGATGCCGTAGGTTAGTTTGTTGATACCGGCATAGGGATAATCGACTTCTGCCTTGTCAATCGGTTTAGATACTACATCCCAAAGCGTAGAGCCTTGAATGATGCCGTCAGGCACATATTGCTCTGCCCTCCACCAATCATCAACGAATTCCTTGTCCGCCTTGATCTTGAGATAGTCCGAGGCATCTTTTAACCCTGTGCGGGTCTTCATCATCCGAACCTTACCACCAAAGAGTTCAGCAACGGACTGCATCGCCTTCTGACCGGCTTCATCACCATCAAAACATAAAACAATGTTCTCAAATGAATCAATGTATTCGTATTGAGCCTTGCAGTCCTTCAGAGCAGCAGAAGCACCGTTACGAATGGATACGACAGGATACTTCGCACCCATCATCTGAAACGCTGATAGTGCATCTAGTTCGCCCTCGCAAATAGTGAGGTAGCGACCTCCTTTCGGGAAACAGTTTTGACCAAATAGCATCGTAGAGTTAAAGTCACCAGCAATCGAAAATGATTTAGAACTGACGAGCCTAATCTTAATAGCAGATAACACACCATCGTTATCGAAGTAAGGATAATAATGTTTATTAACATCTTGTTTAACTCCGTATTTTACGCAAACAGCCGAAGAAATATTACGATCACTGATAGCATTAGTAGTAGCATTGTCATAGAATTCCAAGTCCTTATTCATAGGTTTAATTTCTCGTTTAGTAGTTACGGCATCGCCATCGACATAGGTTTCACATACATGGCAGTAGGTATGCCCGTCGTCATACAGACTATTGCCATCGCTTGACCCGCACCGATCACAGGCGATGTGTTTAATGAACTTACTTTTTTCCTTTAGCATCTTTTCTATATCCTAGTTCTGATTCGTTACGGTGAGCTATCATCGCCTCGGCAGAGATTCGCCCTACTTCCTCCTTATAGGTCTTTACGGTATCGTGGATGAACCACATTGTGCCGCTACTCAAATCATCAGAATCTGATGCCGCCAAAGCCTCTAGCACATTCATAAACGAATCTAAACGATACTCTAAGGTATCAAGGTTGTTGCTAATATCATAATACTGTGTCATATATAACTCCTAGGTTGTAAAATGTAACATAAATATATCCTTATAGGTTATAAAGTAACAATAATGTTACTTTACATCGATAATGCCCTGAACCCGAACCCGCCAAGGATACTCCTTTTCAATCCAAAAACAACGGTAAATCCCATTCTTAACACTAAGCCAAGCCTCATATCGCTGATAAGTGCCTTGTGCGTCATAACAATCATCGTGCGCCCATTCCATGCGACCGGCAATATAGCCTACTAAAACACCGAAAGCAAACGCACTGAGGATAAATGCTCTTACTAAAATAGACATTCTCCAAGCCTTTCCCAAGCAGTTCTAAACGGATTCGGTTTAGCAATCTTGTTTGTTTTAATCCAAAAACTAGGGTCTAACTTACAATGTGCCTGTGCCTCTTGCTTACTAGCAAAGCACCGCACAATCTCGTTATATTCGTCCCTAACCTCGTAGCGCAGCTTCATTTAATTACACCAGTCCACATTAAAACCTGACCGATAATCGCAGCCGGTAACATTATGGCACATAGAGTAACAAACAAACCGAAATTGTTTCCGTAGAATTTGTCAAAGATTAAATTACTAATCCACAATGAATATCCAACAAAACAAATCAAACCGATTGTTATCAAAATAATCATTTCTCACTCGCTTTCTTTAGTATTGCTTTAGCAAATAAAACATTCCAATTCTTATCTGGGGTGCAAGTTAAATTATTGGCTATTGCTTTTATTTCCTCATCACTTAACTCTCTTGGTGCGGTGTAGAGTGGAATATTTATTTCTGAAAATTTGTTTTCTTTAAACTGAAGTGATTTTCCGTTATCCACATCTATAATCATCCACGCTACTGGTTCATTGTTCATTTCTCACTCGCTTTCTTTAATGCTTCTTTCCAACGAATTAGCTGTTCTTTCTTCCACTCATCACGCAGTTCATAGTTAAAGCGCAATACACCTTCATCTGTTTCGCAATAGTAATCAAATGCTTTATTGAGTTCCTCATCATTTAACTCTTTTATTTGTGGTGTGGTGTCAAATATTTGCTTTCCATCTAATACATAAGTTTTCGGTGTATTTAGCTGTTTCTCCAACTCCGCTATGCGGTCTGCTTGTTGGCGAAGCATATCTGCTGATTCTTTAACATAATAGTATTCGTCTTGAAGCCACTCTAATTCTTGTGCTAATTCGTATGCGTTCATTTTTTCTCCCTGTGTTCTAGCGCCATCTGATAAGCGTGGTATAGCCGATGGGTAATGTTTTGTATGGTGTATGCCATAAACTCATCGCTTGGATTTTTTTCTCCTATGCTTTGACAAAATATCTGCCAAATATGCACTGCTTCATGCACCAACAGAACTGCGTTTTCAATCGGATCTTCATTCTCAACAAGCATTACGATGCAATCCGTTGCTTCTCCATTACACATAGCAAACTGACATGTTGCACCTTTATCAGGAAAAGCGTAAGTTAAATGTTTACCTTCTTTAGCTAACTGCGCTAAAGCCTTGTTATAAGCCTTTTCATCGATACATAAACACCAATTAAACAAACGGATACCTATATCATCGCTAAGCCACATTGGCTCTATTTTAGGATCAAATTTCATTCTTGGTCTTCCGCAACAGCTCTAGCGACCAATCGATTGACCTTATCAGCGATAGCGACATCCAAATCAGCCATAACTGTATCGTAGCCATAATCCCCGATTAAATCGACCATATCCATCAATATGAAATGGTATCGTGCTTCTTCGTTATGCGACATCATAAATAAACTCCCTTTCGATTACTGTGTATTCTCGTGTTCCACCGTATTCATCAAGAATACTTCGTAACTTTTCTGCTGGCTCAGGTTTGTTAAAGACAGCGATAACCCCGCTTGCGCTGTTATCGTAAAACCGCCAACATAAGACATAGCAATATGTAGTCATAGCACTTTACCCGATAGTTTAGACAAAAAGATTCTTATTTCCTCTTTGAATCTTTCATCGTTAGCACGAAAAAGATAACATAGTTTTTCTAATTGTTGATTAAATGATTCTTGATCAAATTCATGATAACTATTGACGACAATAAAACCATCTTCAATTAACATATCCATCAATTCATCTTTGTTAAAGTCATCTAAACTTATTTCCACTTCGACATCTACATCAGTTGATACAGTTTTATAAATTGTAGACATAAACCCTCCTCGTAATAAATCCGACAATATCATACATCAGTAATAAATACAACGACATAAAAACAACATATTGCTATTGACAAAATTAACATTCTATGCTACCCTCATTTATATAGATTCTGCATTGTTCTTTAGATCTCTAAAGCTTTAGAGTTTAAATAATAATTTAAATAATAGAACTATATTATCTATAAAGGTCTTTAGTGCTTTAACGATCTTCATAGACATCTCCATTGAAGTCACCTAAGTCGATAGAATCGTCATAGTAATCATAGGTCTCTTCAGGGCTTGGCATCTCAGTCTCATGTAAGAGGTCTTTACGGTCAATCGTAGGGATTAGAATCTCTAGACCTACATAGCATTCTTGACACATATCGAGATACTTTCCGTCAAGGGTCTTTCGAGTAGCCTCGTAGTCATTTAACAACTTATCGCATACTGTGCAGTGCATCATATCTCCTAAAGTTTATCGCAGTTAATATATTTACCATCTGAGCAGATAAAGCAAACCATCGACCCATTCGGTGTGTCAATGATAACACTCCGACAGGCATAAGCATAGGTCGATAACACCATTGTGGTTACCAAAGCCAATAATTTAGTTTTCATATTCAACCTCATCTATTAAATTTCGATCAATACACTCATCTAATAATTCTTGATCTGTGTAGTCATTATATCCTTTAAAGCCTTTTTGTAAAAGATAGGATAAATAATCTGCCATATCCGCACGATCAAAGAAATTATCAATATCAGTATCTACCAATAAACCAATTAATTCATTTCTATTCTTCATGTTTGTAAGCCTCTCTAGCGTTGTGAATGTTAAGCCATAAATCAAATATCTCTTTGTCGGACAATCTCCACAAGTGTTGCTGGTACTGAGGCGATGTCTTACCATTGAGGTAACCCAAGTCCTTCCAAATCTCGTATTGCAGTTCACTTCTAGTCATACTTTACTCTCCCATTCCGTTGTCGTCATCAGTACCAAATTCAAATAAGAACCATTCTAAATAATCTTGAGCTTCTCCTTCAGTTTCAAACCACTCATTGTCTAATACTTCTTTTTCATCGAGATCATACACATACCATGTATTTAACTCATCTGGGTGATACTCTTGCCGTACTTCTAGGTTATATAACTTCATAGTTAAGTCCTTTCGTGTTAGTTACAACAATTGCAGTATTACATAAATTTTAATTGTCAACATTAGGATAAACCCTAATCCACCATTGAGGTTACATAGCGGTCGTATCGAATTGGTTACCATTGAGGTTACATAGGAATTTCTCGGATCGACTTATCTACCATTGAGGTTACATAAGACTTATATAAAGTCAATAGCCTAATTTCATAATATAAAATATAGGTAAAATTTACAGTTGAAAACATAGGGTAAACCCTAATTCGATTTTAAGGGCATTTTTAGGGCTTTTGAGCAGTTTTTTAAGTTTAGGCTATCTACCCCTTATAAAGGGTCAAATAATGCCTTATAGCCCGTTTTAAGGGCTTTATTGGGCTATATGTGATCCATTAAGGGCTTTAGGGCTTGAATACAGGGCTTTAGACAATAAAAAAACCCTGATCCATACAAGCATCAGGGCTAAAGGGTTTAAGGGTTTATAGGGCTAATAAAGCAGTAGTAAAAATATGAGTAACTTTATTCGCATGAAGAATTCAATGATCCTAGTAAGAATAGACCGCATCAGATTCTCGTTTGATCTTAGATTCTTCATTAGATAACCATTCAAATATTGATTTGGCATACGCAAAATCTGAGATTGAACGAATAAAGGTATTTTCATCAATTTGATTATCTAAAACCATTACAGCAATATCTTGAAAACTTAATAAACCAAATCTAGCAATAAATCTCTTGGCCTGAGTATATGAAAGCGATCCCGCTTTATCGTAACCCAATTCAAAAAACTCGTTAATCGTTATATCTAATTCACGATCAATATAATCATTTTGATTATCGATAGAGTTTTCAGAATAATAAGTTTGATATGGATAACCATACGAATAATTGTACGAGTAAGACTTGTAATTTAATTTGGGTTTATCAGGATTCTCTAAAACCTGAGATTCCCAAATCTTTAGATCATTTTCTGGGGTACTTGTAGCAGTTGCACTAGCAGACCATGCGTAAGTATTGGATAACCATAATCCACCCCAATAAACGCCTTGATCTTGATTGATGATAGTTGATCTGCCTAGATTATCCATTAAGACAAATTTATTAGATGTACCAATGTGATCTGAGATGATGTCATTAAAAGCATCAGTAAACGCAAAATCAGGATTCTTATACAGCATAGGATAGAGATAATCTTTAATGTAGTGCCATGTATCAGATTTTGAAATATCTGCTTTATTGTCTGTATGTAATATGCCATTGTGCATAAGCCAGAGATCAATCCCATGATCTGCTTTGTTTAATACCTCGTATGGGTGGCAGTTGATAAGATCAATATGCCCATGAGTTTTCATTCTTAGATGAAATGCACAGTCATATCCATAAATATGCTTTTCATAGAAGTTTATAAAATCATCTGCATCTTTAGGCAAAATCTTTTCTACAATAAGTTGATTTTCCCTAGACCGCATTACCCCTATGCCGTCTGCATTGTATGAATAAAAATCTTTTAACCATTCATGGGATAGTTTAGGACTAATTGCTGATTGAGTAACTAATAAACACATAATAAAAATTCCTTTATAAGTTAAGTTGATTAAATTTCGTCTGTTACTAACGATTTATTTTCGATTCTAGGATTCTGTTTAGGTACTTCGGGAATATCAAATAAATGCTGTTTTAGATATGCCCTTAAATACTTAGTGTCTGCCTTGTTTTCATCAAGACAAATAAACTTAATGAAATTCTCAGTAGTCAAATCGTTATAACCATGATCTTTACAAAAAAACCATGCGGCATAAGTAAACTCTAAACAAGCCATAATAGATTCAAATTTCAGAGTACCCTTAAACAATCGAAACTCTACTGTTCTCTCATTCTGAAAGTTTAGAGATTCGTAACGATCATCATTCAAATTGCATAATGGATCATTAGACCTTTTAGCGGATTTCAACCACGCATAATCTGCTTTTTTATTCACTACTTTAGCGAATCTGCTAGATGACCTTCTGGCAATCGTTTTGATTAGTTTCTGATTACCAGAATCGTGCATAAATAGAATTAGTTTTGTGGCATGGTTAAGAGTCATATGCCGCTTATCAATGTGAATATGTAAACCGCAAGTGTTCGTATCATGCGATCTTAAACCTCTTACAGGTTTCTTAAAAAATGCTAATTGCTTTTCATGCACATCTAAGCCTGTATAGCCTGTAACCATTTCAAAACCATTATTAAGCGATCCATCATTCTCTAATAAGCAATAATTATGAAAATTGCCCTTATGATCTTTACAGATTTTCAGATTCTCTAAAATATATTCTGCTTTATCTGATCTTGAATAATCGTCTGTTACTTCCATTTCTAATTCAAGACCTAAGAAAACCTGAGATTTTCGCTTATCAAATTCACTAGGAATTTTGCCTAACTGATCGCTAGACGAATGGTACTCACCTATGATCGAATCATCTTCATCATTCTCTGAATAGTTTTCATCATCTTGATGAACATATTGACCTGATCGTATATGGTAATAATAATCTTCCATACAAGATGAACATACAATCCGTTCTCCATCATAAGCAGATTGCATATCATCTTCAGATTCAATTCTTCCACAATCCTCACAAGCACAAAAATAAGTACCAAATTTTTCATAAAATAAATCACAGGGATCATTTATAGTTTGCCGTAATAGCCTAAACTCACGATCATTAAGCCAATCTAATGCACTAGAATAATCTTCATCTTTAATGGCATCAGCGAGAATCACACCAAAACGATCTCGTAATCTTTTTATTTGCTCAATCTGTAATGCTGATCTATGAATATCCCTATGAAATAGATTCACATTAGGCATAGATTGATTCTTAATTACATTCTTAATTAAATCCTTAGCGTGTTCATAACGATAAGCGTTTTTATATTCATTCCATCTCTGATTCAAATTGATATACATAATTAAACCCTTTCAATAGTTGATTAGATTGAGTGTAAGACTACTCTAACGGCTTGAAATACAACATAAAAAACACATAACCACATCAAAACATTCCAAATGCTATCTTGTATGAATTTCATATTTAACCCTTTATAAATATGCCAAAATTGGCACTATCGATTGTAATGATCCTATACAGCAATACATCAGGATAAACCCTAAGTTTTATCAGATTGTCTTAGCCCTGAATTGTCCCTGAGTTGATCCCTTGAAAGTATCTTTAGAGGGTACTTCATAGACCCTCATTCCCCTAACTTTACAGACCGCAATAGGCAAAACCTATGAAGATCAATAACTTGATAGTTTTTCTCTATCGGGGGGAGGGGTCTGCAGTGTTAACTGTAAATGTCGGAGCCACTACAACACACAAAATAGTAAAAATAGACTATATTGCACTGCAGTGTAAGTCATTGATTAACAAGAAAGAATTAAATAGGGACAGAGTAGTCAATAATGGGGACACAGTCGAAGACTGGACTGCATAGTCTCTAGCGTGGAATCGGCGCACCGTAGGGTCGCTAGAGTTAAGTACCCTCTAAAGAAAAAAGTAAAAAAGTACTTGACAAAAACAAAAAAGTATGCTATAGTTCTACCTATGTAGAAGCTGGTGACGAAGTGTTAGGGAAACTTCGATACAGTCTGTAGACATCTGATTTGGTGCTATAGCACTCTTTAGCATGATTACAGGTCTCTGTGTCTGTATAACTAGTAACCATATAAATAAACTCATATAGAAAACCTTCTATATAGAATGTCTCCCGTAAGGAAAAAGACAATGTCTAATAGTAATACCCCTGTCGTAACCACCGAGGTCCTCGAAGTAAAGCCAGAGAGACCTAAGATACAGCGTCGAAAGCTCGGTCGTCCCTTAAAAAAAGACATCGAGGCTAAGAAAAAAGGTAATAGAGGTAAGGTCGGTAGACCAGCCGGAGACTCAGCACGAATTGCTGAATTCAAAGCCAGATTGCTTGGTACTTCCGGAGATAAGATTATTGAGACTTTGATTCACAAAGCGTTAGACCCTAACGATAAGGATCAAATCGCTGCATTAAAGATGTGTGTCGATCGTGTCTTACCGCTGTCGATGTTTGATGCCGCAAAGAATAGCGGTGTTAGTCCACAAATTAGTATTAATATAACCGGACTAACGAATCCGTCGGTAGACGCTGATGTCGTTGACATGGGCACGATAGAGGAAGAAGATGACGAATCTTAACTTCCAGCTACTGAAGTGGCAGCAAGAGGTCTTCAAAGACAAGACTCGCTTCAAGGTGATCGCTGCCGGTCGTCGTTGCGGTAAGAGCCGTTTAGCAACGATGATGCTGATCATCAAAGCATTGGAAGCACCGGAAGGGTCGGCAGTGCTGTATGTGTCGCCAACGCTAGGACAGTCCCGTCAGATTATCTGGGACAGTCTCCTAGAGATTGGTAAGCCGGTGATTAAGTCGGCACACATTAACAATCTGGACATCACACTGATTAATGGTCGTAAGATTCATGTCCGTGGTGCAGATAACAGTGATACCCTTCGTGGTCTCAGTTTGTATTACGCAGTCCTTGACGAGTGTGCGTTTATTAAGCAGGACACTTGGGAGAAGATTATCCGAGCATCGCTCTCGGACCGTAAAGGTGAAGCGATGTTCATATCGACTCCCTCCGGTCGTAACTGGTTCTACGAAATGTACAAGCTAGGCTTTGAAGGAGAAGATCCTGAATGGAAGGCTTGGCACTTTACCACTAAAGACAATGAGACCATTGACCCAAAGGAAGTGGATGCTGCTCGCAAAACGCTTTCGTCGTTTGCATTTAAGCAAGAATACGAGGCATCGTTTGATAATGCAGGGCAGGAGATCTTCAAGGAAGAGTGGCTTAGATATGGTGAAGACCCGCAGTTCGGGGACTATGTTATTGCGATCGACCTCGCTGGATTTGAGGATGTTGCTAAAAATGCGGGCGCTTCAAAGAAACGCTTAGACGAATCAGCAATAGCGATTGTCAAAATAGAAGACAATGGCGATTGGTTTGTAGAAAAGATTATTCACGGTCGGTGGGACATTAAAGAGACCGCAGGAAAGATTTTAAGGGCGGTACAGGATTATCAACCGATTGCAGTAGGTATAGAGCGTGGAGCGCTAAAGAATGCGGTAGCGCCTTACCTAAACGATTTGATGCGGAAGTACAATGTTTACTTTCACATCACAGATTTGACGCACGGCAATAAGCGTAAGACTGAGAGAATTAGTTGGGCTTTGCAGGGTCGCTTTGAGTGGGGTAAAATTACTCTTAACAAAAATGAAAACTGGAATGAATTAGTAGATCAGCTTTTGTTATTCCCTACTGCTAATGTACACGATGATTTGGTGGATGCTCTAGCGTATGTGGATCAATTAACAACTTCTCACTATCAGCAAGATTACGACGATGATGAGTGGGAACCCATTGATGTGATTGCAGGTGTATGATAAAACAATGTAAACGATGCTTAGAAAACAAAGATATTACTTTGTTTAATCGTGATAAAACTAGAAAAGACGGTTATCATTGTTATTGTAAATCTTGTGCTAAAGAAAGCAAACAAAACGCTTACGCAAAAAAGAAGGACTATTACGCTGAAAAATCAAAAGCGTGGAAAAAACAAAATCCTGATAAAGTCCTAGCAAGCGCTAAAAGAGGAAGACAAAAACATAAAGCCAAGCGCAGGGCAGATTGGATGATTTATAACACCACTAAACTGAATGCCTGTCCTTCGTGGTTGTCAAAAGAACAAAAACTTGAAATTGAAAATCTATATAAGTTTGCTAAGTTTTTAGAAGAGTTAAGTTTAGGCACAATAGAATATCATGTAGACCATGTTATTCCTTTGAGAGGTAAAGATGTATGCGGACTTCATGTGCCTTGGAATCTACAGATTTTAAATGCCAAAGATAATCTAAGTAAAGGAAATCGATATTATGGCTGAATTTACCAATGACGAACTCAAACAGAATGAGTTTTACACGCCTACAGAATCCGATAAGGAAATCGTACAGTTTGTAGTTGGGCATTGTGACAGATGGCGGGATTGGCGAGATACTAATTATTTGGAGGACTGGCGTGAGTATGAGCGGATATTCAGAGGTAAGTGGGCTGCAGAAGACCGTACTAGAGAATCTGAGCGCAGCCGTATTATCTCCCCAGCGACTCAGCAGGCTGTGGAAACAAGACACGCAGAAATTTGCGAAGCCATATTCGGAAATGGTGAATGGTTTGACATCCGTGATGATTTGGCAGACCAGAATCTTATCGATGTTGAGCAACTTAAACTCCAGCTCAAAGAAGACTTAGAAAAAGAAAACATCAAGAAGGCTATCACTCAGATTGAGTTGTTAGCTGAAATCTACGGTACTGGTATCGGTGAATTGACCGTTACCAAGAAGACTGAGATGTATCCTCAGACCATGCCAATGGCTGACGGCACTGCTGCCTACGGCGTGATGGAAAAGGAATACACTTGCGTTAAGCTCAACCCCATCAATCCTAAGAACTTCCTCATCGATCCTAACGCTGTGAGCGTGGACGATGCGATGGGTGTCGCTATCGAGTCTTATGTCTCTATCCATCAGGTCGTATCGGGTATGGAAAAGGGTATCTACAAGAAAGTAGACATCCAACCCTACGGTCAAGATGATGACCTAGAGCCAACGCAAGAGGATGTACAGTTTAAGGACGACAAAGTATTACTCATGAAGTATTACGGTCTCGTCCCTCGTGAATACATTGAACAATTGGAGAACAAAGAAGGTGAAGAAGTTATTGATTTATTTCCAGAGGATAGTACAGCGGACAAGTACAGTGACCTCGTCGAAGCGATTGTTGTTATTGCTAATGGCTCAACCCTCCTTAAAGCCGAGAAAACCCCTTACATGATGAAGGATCGTCCTGTGATTGCTTATCAGGACGATACTGTACCTAACCGTTTCTGGGGTCGTGGCACTGTCGAGAAAGGCTACAATATGCAAAAGGGTATCGATGCCCAGTTGCGTAGTCACTTAGACAGCCTAGCCCTCACAACCGCACCGATGATTGCGATGGACGCAACCCGTCTACCTCGTGGTGCGAAGTTTGAAGTCAAGCCCGGCAAAGCAATCCTTACCAACGGCAACCCAGCAGAGATCTTGGTTCCGTTTAAGTTCGGTACTACCGATCCCGGTAACTTGGCGATCAGTCAGAACTTTGAGCGTATGCTCCTACAGGCTACTGGCACAGTCGATGCTTCTGGTCAGCCAACCCAGTTTACCCGTGACGGCGCTGCTCAGTTCTCGATGTCGATTGCTGGCATCATCAAGAAGTACAAGCGGACTCTTACGAACTTCCAAGAGGACTTCCTCGTACCGTTGGTTCAGAAAGCCGCATGGCGTTTCATGCAGTTTGACCCTGAGCGTTATCCTGCCGTGGATTACAAGTTTATCCCAATGGCTACGCTTGGTATTATCGCCCGTGAATACGAGCAACAACAGTTGATTGCATTGCTCCAAACCCTCGGACCTGAGACTCCAGTATTGCCGATGATCCTTAAAGGCATTATTGCTAGCTCCAGCTTACCTAACCGTGCTGAGATGATCCAGCAGTTAGACGCTATGATGCAGCCTAACCCAGAGCAACAAGCCCTACAACAGGCTCAAATTCAGCTCCAAACCGCTGCGGCACAGGCTGAAATCGCTAAGATTCAGTCCGAAGCCACAAGAAACAACGCTGCGGCTCAGAAAGATGTCGTTTCTGCTCAGTTAATGCCAGCAGAGACGCAAGCTAAGGTAATTAGCGGTCTAAGCCAGAACATTCGTGGTCAAAATACCAGCGGTGAGTTCGAGCAACGAGCCAAAATCGCTGAATTAGCCCTCAAAGAAGAGGATATTAAGAGTAATGAGCGTATTGCTACGCTACAAATGTTGCAAAAACAATCAAAAAGTGCTTGACAATTTAGCAAAACTGTGGTAATATCAGCCACAGTGTTGTAATTTCACAACACAGTTCCCAACAAAGGAGAAAACTGTGGACAAGCAACTAGAAAAGTATTATGAGGAGCGCTTTTCAACGATGGCAACCGTCGGTTGGAAGCAATTTCTTGAAGATGTTCAAGGAATCTTTGATGCGGTGAATAAAGTCGCTCCAATTCAAAACGAATTAGATCTGTACTTCCGTAAAGGACAATTAGACATCCTCCAGTGGGTGCTAACTCTAAAGGAAAGTTCAGAACAGGCTTACGAAGCATTGCAGTTAGACTCGTCGGGAGACGCTCAGGATGCCTCGTAGACTATTTGAATTCCGCTGTGAGGCGGATCACTTACAAGAACGGCTGGTTAGTTATGAGGTAGCCAGTATTCCTTGTGAGTTGTGCGGTAAAGACGCACACCGGCAGATCTCTGCACCTCGTATCAGTCTTGACCCTGTGTCGGGAGACCATCCCCAAGCAACAGCAAGGTGGGCTAGACAGCGTGAAGAGAAACGCCTTAGGGAGCGCAAGCTCAATTCGTGACGAAGACAACCCGTATTGGACCTTTGTTATTTTATAAATCCTACAATCACTTTGTGACAGGAGCAATATATGGCTGCAAATTTTATTGAACAAGACGAACTGCAAGAAGAAAACTTTGAGCAGATAGACCAACCAGCGGAACAACCTCAAGAGACACCACAGCCTCAAGAGACTCCGGGAGAAGAACCAAAACAGGAAGTAATTCCTGAGAAGTACAAGGGCAAGTCAATAGAAGACATCGTTAAGATGCACCAAGAGGCTGAAAAGCTAATTGGACGACAAGCACAAG